GTATATATTCCTTCGCGATGGCGCATGCGGATGCTAAAGGAAGTGATCCGGAGAGAGAGGCGTTGAGGAAGAACCCTTATCTAGATGGAGACGTCTTGGGAACCGCAGGCGGCCAAGTTTTGTCGGTTTTCGCATTGACCGAAATTTTACAAAAAGTAAGACAGACGCAAGCTGAACTGGCCGCACACGCAATCGATTTGGATGGACCAGTCCCTGAGATCACCGGGGTTATTAAGAAGATAGCGGAGTTAGTTGACACCGTTCCATATGAAGTGCGCGATTCACCACCTATAAGCTATAAGACTTTAAGCATGCAATCGCGCGACTTTGTCATCCAGGTGGACCAGTATTACGAACAGATTTCGCAAATTGGAGGAGACGTCGGGGAGGACGAGCCGATGGAGTTCTATAAAACAATGCTAGAAAAGGTACGCTATTTAAGGAAGAGTGGAGCATTCATTTTGAGAGGTATTAAAACACGAGACTATAGGGGTAATGAAGTGGCGGAACCAGAAGCTTTAGGAGTCGAATTTCGTGAAGTACTTTCTAATTTTATTGCGGCGGATAGACAAGTGATACAGAATGCGTTAGATGCAGCCATAGTTGAAAATGGCCAGGTGGGTGATAGGGCGGTCGATGTTTATATGGCTGCTGTTTCTGAGCCATGGTATCGAATATATAATAGGTTACAGGCGTATATTGAAGTTACGCAACTGAGAGAATTGAGGCGCGCAATGGAGTGGCTGAATGCACTTGGTCGTCGTAAGAGAGTGGAGTATGATGATTCATTCTTGACCGATTTTCGAGCGAGAGATACGGTATGGGTGCAGACGCAACAGCTTCCCGTTAACGCTCGTGTGATCTGGGAGGTTCCGAGGTCATATATAGCTAATTTGATGATGAATATCGCGTTATGTCTGCCACTAGGTGATTTCATAGCCCCAAACCCGAGGATTGGGTCGATAACGATAACCCAGCGAATAACTATGACTACGCCTTTTGGGATGATGTCTGGGATGACCCCCACATCAATGCAGATGGACGATGTCAAGAAGATATATCTCGCGTTGCTCTTTCCCGGGCAGATCGTTTTGAATATTAAACCCGACCCAGCGCACTCCATCGATCCGGTACTGCGTATGGTTTCGGGTGTGTTGGGGCATTTGATGTTCACCTACGGTCCCAGATTTACTAACATAACAGCTACAACATCGCAGTTGCTAGATAGTGCCTTGAGCGACTATTTTCTGTACATGCAAAACAGTAGAGTTCCGGTGGTGTACGGACCAACTGGGTTACCTTTGGATTTTAGAATCGGTGGACGACAAGGCTATGATTGCAATAATCTGCGGGGAGACCCGCAGACTGGGAGGGGGTACAATGGATGGGGAGTCGTTGACGTCGATCGAAGAGCACCCAGTCCGTACGATTTGGTTCAAAGATTTATACGTTACTGCAACATAGACTCTCGCGAGATCATCGACCCACGGACGTTTGGATTTAATATGAACTATCCGCTATATATGGAGATGATACGTGCATTAGTTGCCGGAGGAAAAGATCAGGAAGCGGCGTACCTACGACAAATGTTACCTTTTCACATGATCAGATTCGCACGGATCAATCAGATAATAAACGAAGACTTACTTAGCGCGTTTTCCTTACCAGATGAGGATTTCGACGCATTATTTTTCAATATGCTGCGCGGCGAGTATGGAAAGGCTGAGCCGATCGTTTTAGATATCAGTTGGGCTTCAATTTGGTTTGCGTTCAACCGCTACTTTGACCCAGTCCAAAGGTCAGATCTATTATCAGTGGCACCCATGATTGAGGCTGTCTATGCGTCAGAAATCTCCATTTTGCAATTGGATATGATCAACCTGCAGCAGTTGAGAGCGAGGGCACCTGATATGTTGATTAACGCAACTCCGAGTCAGTTTTGGAAAGCGGCGTTAGCATCCGCAGCAGAACCAGTAGTTGAGTTGATGAATCTTTCGCAGAGTTTTCGATTCATTAACGTCAGGGATATAATACAGTGGACTAGAACACGAGAAGTGCAACCGTCGCTGGCTCTCACTTTGGAACGAGAGGCGTGGGCGGTCGCAGCTGACTTCGAAGAGTTGATGCTCGTAAACCATGTCTATTTTCATAGATCGGTGGTTCCCGAACCACAGTTGGATGACATCGATGAATTTCGTAGGCAAGGATTCCTGTACACAAATCTATTGGAAGCGGCCCCCCCGCGTTTGTTAATCACCAATTATGATTACAACGTTGCGCTACTGCAGGCGAATCTTGGACAATTTAAATCCGCTTTGAGGAGAATTCTGGATGACGGTGGTTGGGTGATGTTCGGGGGAATGCTGAGAAATGTTCGTTTGAAAATATACGATTCAAAGCCGGGAGAGGACGTCTTAAGCGAACTACCCTATCTTTACTCCGAGAAAGTGGAAAACGGTTTAAGGTTTGTGTCTTTGAAGTATGCGAGACGAGCAACTATTTATTTTTTAATGTATAAGGTTGAATATTCAAACACACCAGATGCTTTAATATCAGTCAACCCCACGTATACCATGACGAAGATTTATACAAACAAGAGACTGGTCCGGAAAGTCAGGTCACCTGACGTTTTGAACATCGTTAATAAAAGAGTAGTGGCTTATAAAACGAAGATGCGGTTGATTGACATTACATCGGCACTGCGTCTTGGTGTTAAACTTGCAGCACCTACAGTGTGAATTGACCACTCAACCTGTGGTGCTCGGTGGGGAATTCGCTTAC